GTCCACGTCGACGGGCTGCACCTGCGCGACCGCGGTTGCGGCGCACGGGTCGTGCTTTCGACCGTATGGGCGCCCGAATTTTTGATAAGGTCGATCCGTCCCGGGCAATCGAAGCGGGAGCGATGATCGGTTCCAACCTGTTGAATTTTGGGGCCAAGATTCTGGGTATGGGGGATTATTCGATTGCGAAGAATTCGTTGCTCAACCCGGGACCCGAAGTGCCATTTATGCACAGTATGGCAGATGGCGTGAGGGTTCGGCATCGAGAATTTGTTCAGGATTTGTCGAGTAGTGTTGCGTTTGCCAACACGTCGTTTTCGATGAATCCGGGATTGAACAATTCGTTCCCTTTTCTTTCGGCTATTGCGCAAAACTTTGAGCAATACCGTTTCGAAGGTCTGGTGTTTGAATTCAAATCGACTTCGGCGGAAGCGCTGAATTCGACTAACACCGCACTGGGTACAGTCGTGTTAGCAGCAGAGTACAACGTAAATCAGTCCGCGTACATCAACAAGCAGCAAGCCGAGAACAGCATGTGGGCTGTTTCGGGGAAACCTTGTGATTCGTTGATGATGCCGGTAGAGTGTGCTCCACAACAGAATGCTGTACAGAATATGTACGTGCGTACTGGCTCAGTGCCGTCCGGCCAGGATGGGCGCCTCTATGATTTGTGTAATGTCCAGGTCATGACGGTTGGGTCCCAAGCCGCAGCAGTGATCGGAGAACTCTGGATCACGTACGACGTTGTGTTGCTCAAACCGCAACTGTCGTCCGCCCTGAACCTTTCAGGTGACTCTGCGCATTATGCACTTACTGCTCCGGCCGTAACTACTTCGTATTTCGGCTCGAGTCGATCTGCGAGTTTCGACAGTATCGGCTTGACGGTGAGTGGCACGGTGATCACGTTCCCAGTGGGATGCCAGGGCAAGTATTTGGTCAGTTACAGTGCGCGAGGAGACTCCACAGCGATTGTAGCGCCAACGATCACGAACAGTTCGAACTGCTCGTTCGCTTCGTATTTTAACAACAGTGCTTCGCCTGGTGTGAACAACGGCAGTACCACTGCTCCGGCGTATATCAGCAATTATATTGTGATTATCGCGGATCCTACACTGACGTCAACTTTGACGTATTCAGTGGGGACGTTGCCTGCCAATCCCACGACTGGTGATTTGTGGGTTACGCAACTCAACAATGGTGTCGCGTAGGGAGACGCCACTTCGTCGACCGAAGGTAGATTCGCTAGGGTATCGTTATCGAGTATAACGAGCGCTAATGTATTCGGAACGAGAGTGGTCAACTCCAATCCCCTTGGGATTTACTTTAGTGCGGTTTCTGGTGATCCAACGATAGTGATTCCAGCAAACCGGTTGCCGGCAGGCGGAGTGGGATTTGTTTTACAATACGTCGTATTGGGTACACTTGCGGGGGTCTGTCAAGGACCTAGTATCACATTAAGCAATTGTTCGTATCGTGCGGTATATGGACCGGCGGATACGATTGACAACACTGGGTTTGTCAGTACTGTGTTTAATTGGCTATCAAGTATAGCAATTACTGACCCTACGCAGGATGCACTGGTGACATTCCAGGCGAATAGCATGGTATTGCCAACAGGTGTGACCTCCGGGGTTTTAATGATCGAACAGATGGATTAAATAAAGTAACGAATTTATTGAGTTAAACGGGGTATAAGGGGCCAGATGAATAGATGGTTCAGATGGGGCGAGCGGAGCGAGCGTGGCCGTCCGCTAGGACCCTCTTCACGGGGTCCGGGGCGGAGCCCCGGTGGACCGGGCGATAGCCCGGCCGGGTTTCTAACAGTACGTAGGGGGTGTTTAGCAGCAAAAATTGCCCAGACAATTTGTTGTGGTGTCGACCACATCCACGATACCTCGTATCGCTGTGTCGGCAGAATTTATTATCTTGGGTAAAGATAAAAATGCTGCCGGATGGATTGGGCGTGCATCGGTTGGATGCTGGTGAATCTGGCGGATTACGGCGGAGTCACGGTGGACTTCGGCTGCGGGCCACTGAAGCCGAAGTCGGTGCTGCTTATCAGCAGCGGAATGAGGTTCGCTTGGCGAATCCTTCGACCGAGATGGTTCAAGCCATTTTGGTGTTTTTGACGGTCCAGGCGGATCCTGAGATGGCTCAGGAGTTTCTGGAGGAACTGCAGAGAATGCAGTTTCAAGAGTGGTTTGACTCTTCCGTTGGTTACCTTCCTGAGAATGATTTTCCCTAAATAATTCGGAGCCATAGCCAGTAGGCGTGTTGGCGGGTACAAGGTATATGGGCGTTAATTCGGCGGACTCTCCGGCGAATTCAGTCGACTCATCATCGTTGACCCGGTAAGGTTTAGACTTTTTGCGTGACAATAAAGTTGTATCAGGGGGTGTAGACCATTTTTTTAACTGTTCTTCACGCGTGTTAGCGGGTACCAGGTGCATCAAACCATTTATGGTGGCAATGCGGTTGATGTTCCAACGGTCGGGACTCATGCCGGTTAGGCAGGGGAGACGGTTGGCGAAAACAACAACGTGTGGACGTTTCCACCAGCACATTCCAGTCTCGTACTTTGTGTTAAAAAACAAACCGTTTTTCACCTGTTCGATTCCAACATAACTTATGGTTTCGGGACGGGTTCCCTTGGGCATGTCCCACATAATTATCTTTGGGTTTTTTCCAGAGTCAAGGAACTCTTTGAGGCCGTGTTTAACGTCAGAGGCTTTTCCGATTACGTAAACTGTTTCGTCAGGGTTTTGATGTAGGAAGTATTCAGCGAGCGCTGTCTTGCCTGAATCTCCGTTAAGATCATACACCCATAGGATTTCACGTCGATCAGCCGGCTGATTGAGGTAGTCTATGACTTCTTTCTGCCAAGGGTATGGTGGGTTCCCTAAGAAAGGGTCGTCGACTGGTTCTCTACACCCCCTGCACCAATATTTTCCATTGGGTTTTCGGGTTTTCATTTTACCGCAATACTCAATGGCAGCCTTAGGTTTTTTAAGAATCTCCCAGTGGATACGTCCCTGGCAAATTTCTTGCAAACTTGACAAGGCAATTTGGTTCTTAAACATAACGAGGCCTTGGAGATGAGGAGTACCACACTCTTCACCGACTTCTTCTTGGAATAAATAGGCTTTAGCCGGTTTAAATTTTTCCAGGATTTCAGCAATATCGGATTCCGTATAGTTGTTGAGAGTAAAGAACCAGTTCATCTTTCTGAGACCATGGCGATTGGTCTTAGATGGTTCGCGAGCCTCGTCTTTAGCGGGGCGTCCACGTTTCTTCTTAGACTGCTCGCCAGGCTCTTCTTTCCAGAAAGAAGGTTGCTCAGAGATAACATCGACGGTAACAATATTTTCTGCAGGTAACTGAATATGTTCTAGTTTCGCAGGTATCTGAATATGTTCTAGGGTCTTAGGTATCTGAATATGTTCTAGTTTTGCAGGTATCTGAATATGTTCTAAGGCGTGCAGTACAGGGGGTTGAGGTATCTGAATATTTTTCGGAGAAGGGTCTAACCATTCATCGTCGTTGGCGTCTATGACACCAACGCGTTTGCAGGTCTCAGCAAATGACAAAGTCGCTTTGACGGACTTGGGTTTTTTCGAGGTCGCTTTGACGGACATCGGATTTTTATTTGTGACCAACAAAAAAAAAGTCACAATTAATTTATTAATTTCTCGTCGGACCAAAAATGTCCCGTCCTTTTTTGGTCGGTCGAGACTTAAAAGTAGGCTGATTTATTAGTCACATTTAAGGACCATACGAATTTGTATGGGAAGTGGGTGGAAGGAAGCGATGAGGCCGCAGGCCGAAGACTAGTATTACCTTCCTTCCACCTTTAGTCACATTTAGTCACATTTATGTGATAAATGGGTTAAATAAAATGATTCGGAGAGAACAAATGCCTCTTGTTGCTCGTCGCCCCAGACGCCGTGTCGTCCGCCGTCGGCCTCGCGCTAGGGTTGCGGGGGCCCGTCCACGTCGACGGGCTGCACCTGCGCGACCGCGGTTGCGGCGCACGGGTCGTGCTTTCGACCGTATGGGCGCCCGAATTTTTGATAAGGTCGATCCGTCCCGGGCAATCGAAGCGGGAGC